TTATCTTTGAAAGAAGTTTCAGAAATATTAGATACAAGTCCTGAATACATAAAATACATTTGTCAAAGAAAGAAAATAGAGTTACGAGATGAAGAAGAAAAAACTAAATAAAAAACAGTTACGTATATTAAATAAATTACTTGAGCATACCATTAAACAAAATTTATTGCGGAGAGATTTAAACCATAAAATGCTTTTTGAAAAAAGTTAGAGTTATGGAAAGAAAATGACTAAAAAACGAAAAGAATACATAAAAAAATATATGCGGAAGTATAGACAAGAACATAAACAATATTTTAAAAAATATGCAAAAGAATGTTATTTGAAATATCAAGAAGAACGTCAACTATGGCAAAAAGAATATTTTCAAAATAATAAGAGAGAATATAAAGAATATCGCCAACAACACAAAAAAGAACGTAACGATAAACTTAGACAAAAATATGTTATGGACAGTAATTATAAATTAGAAGTTATTTTAAGAAGCAGAATTCATAAAGCATTGAAACGAAATTCTAAACGTGGAACTACTGTGGAATTATTAGGTTGTCCAATAAAATTTTTGAAAAAATATTTGGGTAAAAGGTTTGAAAAAGGAATGACTTGGCAAAATCAAGGTTTATGGCATGTAGACCACATAATACCCTGTAAAAATTTTAATTTAAGCAAAAAATCTGAGCAGAAAAAATGTTTTCATTACACAAATTTACAACCGTTATGGGCAAAAGAAAATTATATTAAAGGTGCAAAATGATTGAGGAGAAATCAAATTTATCATCAGAGGAGTGGGCATTACTTGAGATTATGTATTCACCAGTTGATTTTATCCATTTTTTTATACCAAAAAAGGAACAATCACCCAAGACTTGGACATCAGATGGAGATAGGTTTAAATTAAGATTATATCAGAAACCAATGCTTGCCTATGATTTTCTTTTGGTGAATGATGATAAATTAACAGAAGATAAGAATTTTAATGGGCGTATCAATTTAGGCAATGGAATTTTTATCGGTGGAAGAATTTATGGTAAAACTTTAGTTGGAATAGAATTTGACGCACTTCAGGAGATGCTTGTGCATGATGGCGACAAACATTTAATCTATGCCAAAGATATGAAACATTTGAATCCTCGTATGGAGTTTTGTGCCAGATATGTAGAACAACACAAATTTTATAAATTATACCATCTTCGTGGGAAAACTGATACGGTTAAACGAAGTCCTTACATCATCGAGTTAGAGAACGGACATACTACAGAAGGCGTAATCGAAGGACAAAAGTCGCCAGGAAGTTCTTTTCAACATTTCCATCCTGAAAGAAAAAGTGCTGATGAGTTTCAGATGATAACTTCTTTGGGTTACTCAAAACAAGTAGATTCCAAAGCTGAATTAGGGTGTATCGAAAGAGTTGGCGGAGTTCCTGATGGTAGACGAGATACACCGATGCATGAGAAAATAAATAATCCAGAAGAAAAAAGGTATCGTTTTCGTTATCCGTCAATGATAAATCCTTATTGGAATAAAAAGCGTGAGGAAGAAGCAGTTAAGAAATATAGAGGTAGAGAAACTCACGAATTTAAAACTAATGTCCTTGCACTTGAGGGTGATGTTGCGTTTGGTGCATGGGATGATGGGGATATTCAAGATTGTATTTCTTCAAAACTAATACCCAAAAATTTTGAGTTGTCAAAAGAGATGTTTGAGGCATTTAAAGATAATTTAGGTCATGCTTTTGTATTATCAAGACCAGAGTGGGCGGAACAAATAATTCAAGCATCAGATGTTGGTATTAGACCGTCAGAAATAGGTATTTTTGCGTTAAAAGCAGGTAAATGGCATCTTATATATAGGATAAGCCTAATGGGGCTTATTTATGAGCAGCAAGCGATTGTACATGACTATTTAGCAACTTTTTTTAATTCAACATGTATTTCTCTTGATACTACAGAAGGATTGGGTGATAGCATAGCTTTTCACCTTATTAATGAGAAAGAACCACAGTTTAAAGGAAAAGAGTATAACAAACGTGTTCTTAGAGCAAAGTTTAATGAAAAAATGAGTGTGGGGTTTTTAGAAGACCCTGAAGGCAATTTTATTATAGAAAATGGTGAAAGAGTTGAAATAAGAGAACACGTAGATGAAGCAACTTGGAAATTTGGTTTAACTATGTTCAGAGAAAAAAGATTGGTGTTACCAAACGACGAAGATATGAGAAGTCAATTCGCAGCTGAGTTAGCTGCTAAAGGTACAAATAAGTTTGTATTTTCATCACCGATACCAAATCACATAATTTCGATGTTTAAATGTTTTTTTTACGCAGAACATGAGAGATATGGGAAGAAAACAAATTTGAAAAAGAAATTTTTGGGTGAATGGATTAATCTCGATTAAGGAGTAATTATGCTTTATGATGCTGGTGGAAAAGAAATTCAATATACAAATGATAGAGACAAAAACATTATAATAGCCAACACATTAGAATCTATGCGGAGTTATTTTAGTACCCGTACTGATAAAGAGTTGACTGTTAAAAAAGGTTTCTATGAACAGGTTAAAGAAAGTTATAAGATTTGGCAAGATGGTGGTGATAACTTAGTATCGACTGTTCTTGATATGTATGTCGCATCCGCAAGTAACTATGGTGCATTAATTCATACTGATTCAGAAAAAGGAAAAGAAGTAACAGACGTTTTTAGATATTGGAAAGATTATGTTGTTAATGCTAACTTAAATCTTCCGACGGGATTAGATGCTGTATACAAAGAATGGCTAACTGAGGCTTGGGGAAGTCGTCTTTGTATCTTATATGTTGTATGGCAAGAAGTAGAAGCTCCTATTGGTTCAGGCAAAAAATATTTTCTTCCCGTCGAGATGTATATTCCTAACGCCTACGGTGTAAAAGTTATTGGTGGAAGAACATTAGGAGACCATAAATATTATTTCCGCACAAAAGAAGAAATAGAAAGAACTTATAGTACAAATAAAGAAGATTATGAGGATGTTTATATAGAACAGTATAAGAATCAAGCAAAACCAGGTAAAAATCTCCAGATGCCATTAAAAAATAAACATGGTATTTATGTTCGAGCAATAGGTGCAAGAAGTTATCAGACATACCCTGTTCCATTTTTATATCATAGAGGCACAGCACGACTTGTAAAATTAAAGGCAGCGTTAAGAAATTCTGATTATAGAACAGCTATAGGTATTATAAATGATATTTTAATGATAAAAAAAGGTTCAGATGAATTAACTAAACTTGGTATTACTTATGGAACTAAAGAACTTGAGGCATTGAGACAATTATTAAAATCAAGGTTAAGTAATACACAAGCGTTTTTAACAACTTATGATACGGAAATGAAACACGTTCATCCTGAGACAGATGCTTTATTGAGCCGAGAAAAATATGCTGAGGTTGATAAAGATATTTTATCTTCACTTGGTTTATTAACTATTAGGATAGAGGGAGAACGCAGAGAATCTGAACTTAATTATAAAGGTTTTATGTTAGAGACAAGAGCTGTGATGAAAGAATTTAGAGACATCATGGAAAAAGAAATTTACATGGATTTTATTAAGTTAAATAAATCAAAGCATCCAGCATTAGTTAAGGATTTTTCTAAATTATACTATATTCAAAAACCAATGAATATTTGGATAACTGACGAAGGTAAACAAATAATTGATGGGTGGTATAATAAAGGTCTTATCTCGAAACGACATGCTCTTGAATCAACTACAGATTTGGAATATGGTATTGAGAAAATAGAGAGAAAAGCGGAACAGAAAGACGAAGAACTTATGTATCCGCCAGTTACACAAAATGTTGAGAAGGATGAGACAAATTTAACGAAACCTAAAAAACTTAATGGTAGACCGAAAAAATCGACTGAAAAAGGAGAATATACTGAAGCTCCTGCATGGGTGGAGAAATGTGTAGCTTCCTATATAAGTAGTCCAGCAGCAAAGAAAAAGTATCCTGACCCTAAAGTAAGGAGACAACACGCATTCGCTATATGTACGTGGCAATATAAACGATTAAATAAAAAAGCAAGTAAGGAGAAAAAATAATGGATATTCGTAAACCAGATTTTTCAAAAATAACTTTGTGTTTAGATTATTTAATGTTGTTAGATAGGAAATTAGATAGCCAAGAACTTGATGAAAAAACAAAAGCAGATTTAGAACGTTTTTTTCAGATGGTTTTTAATTTAGCTTATTACGAATTTGCTCTTGCATATAATGCAATAACTGAGGAAAGCAACGACATAATAAGGGATTACCTTAAAAAAATGTTAGAAAAAGGAAAAGATGGTAAAGGGGGATTAGATGGCAGATTTAAAATTTAAGAACGCAGCACAAAATTTTGTCGATAATATATTTGCGTCGGGAAAAATACGATTAATTGAGGCATCAGATGATGATAAAAGAATACTGAAGGAGTTAGGTATTAAATTCCCGAATCCTGACCTTGCTCTTTTCGAGGGAGTTTACTTACTTGCTGATAAAGCTAATAGAAACAGACATTACTTGAGTAGTGATACTGTTTCTAAAGCTGTTAGCAGTATAAAAATGAAACCTGTTAATTATTTTCATAAACGAGGACAACCTATAGGTGTTTACATAAATGGAACATTTAATGCCCCCACAAAAGCTATGAGAACTGTTGGTGTTCTCTGGCGTTCTTTATTTCCAGAAAGAGTTACAGAAATAGAGAAGTTAATTAAGTCCGAGAATAGTGGACAGTCCTTTGAGCTAACGTATCAGAAAAGTGAAGCGAGGAAAGATACTTCGATAGAACTTTTTGATATTACTTTTAAGGGCGGAGCAATTTTACCAAGAGATAAAGCAGCTTGTAGAGATACAAGTGCCGATGTTCTTGCTAAAATGCAGGAATCAAATGTGGTTATGGGTGGTTTAAACATAGAAGGAGAGGAAAAAATGGCAGACGAAACGATAAAAGAATACATAGTTGCCCAAGAAGAAATTCTCTCTATTCTTGACAAAGAAGATACTTCTAAAGAAGATGTTGAAAAACAGACAGAGGCTTTGCATGTTTGGGAAGAAAAAGAAGTCGAATATGAGGC